TCTTGTTTAGACCTTAGTGGTGTTGAACGACGGGAAAGGCAATGCCGTTTTTCTATTGCCTGTAATCTTTCATCAATCGTTCAACAATGAAAGAAAACTGCAACAAACAAGCCGCTATCGGCTTAGTCCAAATCGCACGAATGAGCGACACGGACACAATCACGCTCACCAAGGGCGAAGTAATCAACCTGTTACAGGCGTACATCAAAGCCTCTGCCGAAAAAGGCTACGCTATGGCTTGCGCTTATGTTCAAAAGGTAGCAAAGGAGGGTCGTTATGAGTAATAAGGTATTCAGTTACGACAACAACCCTATCACTTTCCAACTCGGAGAGGCTACGATGGTAAACGCTACCGAAATGGCAAAGCCTTTCGGGAAACGCCCTGTAGATTGGTTGAGATACCAACAATCACAAGAATACATTAACGAACTTTCCAAAGTGCGAAATATCACTTTGGAAAGATTGGTACAAGTAACAAAGGGTGGCGTACATTCTGGCACATGGTTACACGAAGATGTAGCATTGGAGTTTGCCCGTTGGCTTAGTCCGTCCTTTGCTATATGGTGCAACGACCGCATAAAGGAGTTGATGCGCTACGGCATGACAGCCACGCCAAGCACCATTGATGCGCTGCTGAACGACCCCGACACAATGATACAGACATTGCAAGCCTTGAAGTCGGAGCGTGAGAAAGTGGCACTGGCAAACAGACGCATTGCAAAGCTCACAGACCAAAGGGATTGCTTCCACTCGGAGAACCAGCGGTTGCAGAGACTGCACACAGGTTACATCAAGACAATAGAGCAACAAGCACCCCTCGTTGAGTATGCAAACAACGTGCTTAACTCTGAAAGCACATACACCACGACACAGATTGCAAAGGAGCTTGGAATGTCTGCCCAACTGCTCAACCGCCTACTTCATGCCTACGGTGTTCAGTTCAAGCAGAGTGGACAGTGGCAGCTATACAAGCAGTACGAAGATAAAGGCTACACAAAGACACGCACCCATACTTACACAAAGAAAGACGGTCGTGTGCAATCGCTTCTTACAACGGTGTGGACTGAAGCGGGGCGAATGTTTTTGCACTCCACAATAGAAAAATACCGCAATCAGTTGGGAATTAAAAAATAATTCGTATCTTTGCATCAGAAACAACGCCTTGTAATTGGCAAGCGGCGCGGATTGTAGTTCCGCGAGGGGCTACCAAGGACAAGGCGTTATTCTATTTTATTATATTCAATATGCTTTCGTTGTCTGACACGCTGTATATCGTGTACTCTCCCTCATAGTAACTTCTTACGATAATCCAACATTTCTTACCGCCTATTTCCGTTTCAAACAGATAAACCAACAGATTACTGTCGTGCTTGTCTATACCGCAACCACGATACACGGCTTTATCCAACACACTTTGCAATTCAAGTAGTGCCTCGTTTTTGGCTTGTGCATCATCAAATGGTTGATTGAGCCATTCCTTGATACTACGGTTTGTTATATTGGCAAACGTACCATTGGGTAATGCGAATTGCTGTCCTATCATGCTTTCAACGGCAAGTTGTCTGATAACCTTGCGTCTGTACTTTGCTTCCTGTGATAGCGGTTTCTTGATAGGTCGTTTGCCATTGAGTGCATCCGTTATCCGTTGCTCATTGTCCTTGTAGAAATATGGCAGCGTTCCAGCACCCTTTGCTTTCTCCATACGTTCCGCATTTTCCCTCGCCCAACTGACAAAATGTTTGGGAATGTCGGTTACTTCATCGGCACACTCTACGCTGTTAGGACTTTTGCCATCAAGGATGTAGTCAATCATCTTTTCAACCTCGCCATGTGTGGCAAGCACAGGCACTTGGTAGCAACGGCAATTCGGGTGCCAGCCAGTCCACTTTATTGTCTTGGGATAGATACCTTTCAAATCATCGCAAATGTCGGGGACAGGGTGGTTGTTGCTCAACTTGATTTCAATGCCTATGACAAAGGGCATATCTTGCCATCTGTCATATTCTGCCGTGCGGTAGGCTATATTGGTTTCAGTCCTTGCAAGCCTTTGGGCATTTCGGTATGAGGAACGATAAACGCCTCGTCCGGGGTGGTAGTCCTTGGGGTTATCATCTATCCATTTGTAAGACTGACTTTCTTTGTCATATATCCTACGTTTCCACACTCGCCCATATACAGGATTACCGTTTTCATCTTCACCTACCTTTACACGGAAACGCCTATACCATCTATCGGGGTCGTTCAAATACTTCTGAATGGTGGTAGCCAAGCGATTTGCAGCCGTACCCTCACCAATAGCCAAGTCAAGCGTATTCTCCAACTCTTTCTTGTAGGCTCCCGTGTATCTCCACACCCTTTGAGAAAGGTTCAATCCGCTTGCGCCTGTCTTTCTTGAAAAAAAGGCTTTCATCGCTTCTTGGTTGTGCTGAAAGTATTTTGCGAAGACTGGGTTTTCAATCGCACTATCACCAAACACCGCCTTAACAAGTTCGTCTGTATGCTCGTTTGATTTGAGCCATTCCCTTTCTACTCCCTTGCGTATGGTCTGATAGATACGGCTATACATATTGCGCAACATGGGCGTTACTTGCTCGCTATACCCATAATCAGCAAAGGAGAACGGCTTTCCGCTCTCCAAATCTGTATTCTTCACCAAGTTAATAATCTGCATCATCACATCACGGTACACCGCCCTAACATTGGCAGCATACTCCTCTGTACGCTTGAATAACTCGGCTTGCGCTTTCTTATAGTCTATCTTTGCCATTGGTGGTTACTTCTTACTGAATTTGTCGCAAATGTCCCTTTCAAGAAACTTGGAGTATTGAAAGAACTTACAACGGCACAATATCATGTGTCCGTCAAGTGCCTTGCTGTGTGGGTCGTATGAGTGTCGGCAATCCTTGCACGACATCCCTAAATCCTTGGGCGATTTTGCTTTCTTAGCCATTGAATAAATTTTTAACCAGTTCTTCTTTCGTTGGGAAACACGCACTATCCAAGAAATATAAGTGTTGTGGGTTGTTGCGTGTGCCTGTATTGGTATGCTCCACGTTGCGCACGAATGTACGCAATGAGTTACGGGACACCTCAATGCCAGCAATGCGGAAACAATGCGGTCTATTGTTAAGCATAGTCCACACTTCATCACCTATGTTGTATTTTGTCTTTACTTCCATTATTCAGCCTCCCCGAATACATCCATTTTGTTTAACTCCATTTGCTGTGCAAGTCTTTCGGCTTGCTCTGTCTTGATACGCTCCATTTCTGCCTTGCTATCCTTAACAAGGTAGGACTTTTCAACATAGCTTTCAAGGCTCAATGCGCCATCGTTGTACTGCTTTGAAAGGTCGGCAAGCATTTCACTTACATCATCACCGAAAGGCTCTTGAAACTCATGTCCCAATTCAAGCGCATCATATTCTGCCTTGTGTCGGTAGTCAAGCACGTTGCCCATTATGGCTTTCATCAGCGAAGCGTGTCGGTTCATATACCCATCGTGCTTTTCCTTGTGTCGCTCTGCCTTTATGACTGCAAGCAACATCACCTTGCGAATAGCCTTTGCCGACAGGTTGCCGAGGCTTTTCATGTTGTCAAAGTCAATGTTAGGAGTGAACGACTTGGAAAGAATGTGCTTATCCAACCGCTCAAACTGATTTTTTTTGCTCTCGCTTGCCTGGTCCCATGTGAGGTAACGCACATCACCGCCATTTTTGAGGATAAAGAGTTTCGCCTCTTCCTCTGACTTGGGCAATGAGTTGAGGATTTCAGCGGTTGCCACCATTGCGGGGTTGGCGAAGCGGTCGTTTACATCCGCATCCACGCTTTCCATTGTTTCCTCACGCTCAATCATAGGTTGCACATCTGCGTGTTCTGGCTCTTGCTCAACCAGCAACATAGGTATCTTGCCTATGGGGTTTGTCATTCTCTGAACTTCCCAACCGACACTGCCACGCTTGCACAGATAGATTGTATCTGCCGTATATACATCTATGTGGTGAATGGTTCGGTTGCCTTGCTCTGTGAGGTAGTAACCCCAAGCAAAGGCTTTGAGCCGTCCGTATTGGTCTTTGAGCGTGTATATATCATCGTTGCTTTTCTTGCTCAACACATTCAGCAAAAGCCGTGGTGTGTTGTCTGCATCCCTGTAAACGTGGTAGAGAATGGCAGCGCAACCCTCCGCACCTGCTGCTCGCTTGGCTTCACGCACGGCACTGTCAAAGCGTGTTTGGCGCATCAGCTCTTGGTAAAAGTCAAATGCGTTGTCGGTGTTCTCTGAAAGTTGCGACCATTTTACAGGTCTGCCATACAGGAACACGAGGGCAATCTCATTGATGAATTTCTGATAAGGGATAGGGATTTTGTTGCGCTTGCTCCAGCGTAGGAAATTGCCCTTTTTGTCAAACACCGCCCTGTCCTTGCGCTCCATTACCTTGTGAGTGCTTACCTCGTACTCCAACAGATTACGGCTTGCTACCTCTGAACGGCTGCTTAACATAGCAACCGCCCTTGTTACATCGCCAGCGGTCAGAAGTTCATCGAAACTCTGCTGATAGCCAATAGCCGCCTTTAACTCGTTTGTGATAGTCTGAATTATGCCCATTGTATGATATTGTTATGTTAAACCTAAAATTCTTTCTATGTTATCGGGTATATCCACCTCATTGTAATCAAACCAACAGCGCATCAAAAGCATATCTCGCCAGTCGGGGGAACAACCGATTTCAACCTTGATTTCTTCCTTTGGTTTCAGTTTCAGTTTTCCGTCACTGTCCGCTTTCCACGTTTGCAGTTGTTCAAGCTCTCTTACAATTTGCTCCCTTTCAACTTGGCTAACTATATCCGCATCTATGCCTATTTCGTTGGCGTTGATGTGTTCGGCAAGTTTATAACCGCATTGTGTCTGTAAGTTTTGGTAGTTCTCGCCTTGCATAGGCGTGGAGTTGTTCACAAAGCCGTTGATGTCGCAAAAATCCACTACACCACCACCTACACCATCTTCATCAACAATCACCCTGTGGTTTGGTATTCGGTATTTCCTTTGCTTTGTGATTATCCATGTTTGAATGTCAGTTGTCTTGCTTATGGCAAAGCAAACCTTGTCAATGATGAAATATCCATCCCATACAGCCAAACGTGCATGGTCGGCACCAAAACGGGCAATATCCCCCGTAATGTAATGCTTGCCTGTACGCAAAGCCAGCTTGTTTCCGAATATGGCGCATATATCATCATGTGAGCATAGAGCGTTGGGGTTATCGTCATATTCCCAATCACCAAGAAATAGGCGGGCAAACTTCACCTTGTCGGAGGTTGTCTTCAAGCCCTCTATATAGTCGGGGTCTATGAATGGGTTTTCCTGTACCAAGCAAGCAATGTAGTAGCGGTATTCCGCAAGCTGATTAGCCTTGTATGGCTTGTAGAATATATCATACATCCAATTCTTCTTGGGGTTACAGGTAATGAATAGCTTTCGCTTTAGTCCGTATTCCTCATTCAGACAACGACCGATACGGGTCTTGAGGGTGTCGTATGCGCCAAAGTTCACCTCACCGCCCTCCTCTATCC